AGAGGAGAGATCCTCGCCCCTAAGCCTCTCAACGATGCTCAAACCAGGGGCTGCTGACGGTTAAGTGTTGTGGTACACGTTGGGCAGATAGCCCAGAATGCCAGGTTCGATTCCTGGGGCTGTCCTATGATGATTCTTCTTCTCCATTAAACCATGGCACGGTTTCGCATCGTCCAAAAGCCTTCAGTATTAGATCCACGGAGGCCCATGTATGAAGTGCAAGAAAAAGAGCTTTGGTGGTGGAATTTTCGCAACGTGTTTCACGATTTAAATGAAGCTGAAGAGTGGACAATCAAATTAATTGAAAGCCTTGAGCGGCCCTTTGTAAAAACTGGCGTGGTAGGTGAATATAAATAATGTTCAAACCATCACCTCGTGCGGCCACGTATGAAGTGGGTGAGGATCTGCAAACAGTTATTAAGTATCTTGCGAGAAGGCTTGACGTATCCACGGGCACTGTCCTTGCGATGGGAGGAGCGGCAATAGAAGAGGCTGTAAAGTTACAGGGAGAAGATTCCTATGTGATCAACGTTGACAAAAACGGGCGCGTGACGGGTTGTAAATTAAGCGCCTACATTGAGCACACGCGGAGCAAAGAGCAATGAGTGCTTTCGTCACGAGCGACACTCACTTCGGCCACGCGAAGATGATTGATTTTGTGCGTCCCGATGGTGAACCATTACGTCCATTCGCATCGTGTGAAGAAATGGATGAAACAATTATTGAACGATGGAACGCGAAAGTAGGCAAACGCGACACTGTTTACCATCTCGGTGATGTAGTTATTCCTCGCGCATCGTTAAAGCTTCTTTCTCGTCTCAATGGAAGAAAGATTCTCATTCGTGGCAATCATGATCAAGGCGCATTGAAAGACTATTTGCCATATTTTGAAGACGTGAGGGGAGCATTCTTCCATCCTTGTGATAGCACGTTTCCTGGTGGCTTAATCTTTACGCACATCCCTGTACATCCATCGTGTCTTTCTGGGCATTACACGGGCAATGTACATGGCCATTTGCATTGCCATCGTATCCTGGATGACAATGGACAGATTGATAAGCGTTATTTCAACTGTTGCTTAGAAGTGAATGACTTTTCTCCAGTAGAGTTTGAAGATATAAAAGAATTTTTCCGCCGTGGACGAACGTCGTCGGACATTCAACACGCCTATTAGGGAGCCATGGAACGCTCCCATTCATAATATTCTTAAGGCCGTAGATGCCCACATGGCTTTGTATCTTGCCTGTCATGACCCGTGGCATTTAGAGAAGGCAGCCATGCTTAGGGCTTATCTTCATGAACTAAAATCTTACATTCATCGGCAAGAAGCAAATGTGGAGAATCTGGGCGAAGGCGCTGGGCGAGAAGGCGGGGAAACATAATCGCGAAGCAGATACAATCGCAATTGTCCGCACGTTTATTTTTGCTTCTTATTTAATTACCAATATTGCGATTGTTGCCAATGCCGTGCGCCACTGGAATGACAGTGAATGCACAGTGCGGGCAATAAAGAAAGGGGCCTGACGGCCCCTTTTCTTGCATTAACGCCTTGACAAGTTGAACAGCAAGTAAATGCCGTGATGTATTGAAAGACGTATCGGCTTCAGAATGCTACCACAACGACAGCTCAAAACCAATGTGGCTTGGGCACGTAGGCAACACCGCGATAGACAAGCGAAGCCATTTGAGCTTCACGCAGACGCGCAGCTTTTTCAAGCTGCTGCTTGATCAGAGCGAGGGGGTTCATGATGGTTCCCGATGAAATGCGGCCCCGTTCCCTGCCGCATTGTCATGCACTCCATCGCTGGAGCGAACGTCCCTTCAGCTTAGCATGATGCCCTTGGTGGGATTTGAACCCACATGAGGAGAGTCCTCTACGGATTTTAAATCCGTTGCATAAACCAGTTCTGCTACAAGGGCGTAGGGTCGAAGGCGCTGAAGGCGGGGCTTCAATCCGCCGTTCTACAGCTTTTAACCATGGGTCGGCCCACAGCCTTCGATCCATTGTGGCAACGAACAGCATCCCCCGATACTGTCCTTTAAAACGCTGGCCAGCGTGCTTCGCGAAAGCTTTGAAATCATAACACGACGATGGTCAGGCATCATATTCTCTTAAGCTTTCACTGCCGTCATGGTCTGGCATGTAGTCATCGTCGGTGGCGTCTGCTTCCCAAGAGCGCTCCAATTGCTCCTCTTCTTTCAGGCGCTTGGCATGGGCCTTGAGCTTCGGGAGTAATGTTGGGATGTATAGATGTTCTGCAGCAAGAAGCTGGAGAGAAGTTTGCTTGCTAGTGGGAGCGTTTTCTAATAGTGCTACGAGGAATTTGGTTTCCTGCATAGTTAATTTGCAATAAGTCACTTCATGACAGAACTATTGTTTGAAAATCATACTAGGAGATTAAGCTTTCGATCCAGCCAATATCATCGTCTTTACTTGCAGCAAGAATGGCACCAGCCATTGCAAATGCCAAGTCGTCAATACCAGTGGCTTTACCACCCGTTACACTCCATTGCCCGCTTGGTTTATAGACCACCGTTAAATTTTTGAGCTGCATAATTGCCTTCTCGTGACGATAGATATTGATTTGTCCTGCATTGAAAAGCTCTCGCATTTTGCTGAAAGCTTTCATTTTTGAGCTAACAGTCCAAGTGAGTTCTGTAATGGGCAAATCACTGGCCAAGCTTTGAATGGTGCCAGCACTGTTGAACTGGTCCATCACAATCGTGTCAAACACATATAGGCGATGCTGCTCCTTAATCCAATCTTCCACTGCATTGATATTCACTTCCTTCCTTCCATTGATTTCAAAATCAGCTACGAACGAATGGAACTTATCCACGACAAGAGTGCCATTTTCGTAGTGAACAATACAAGCAGTGTAATCGTCGCGGCCAACGCCACCACGGGCGGGGTCAAGGGCAAGGACGTAAGCTCCCTGGAATTCAGGGCGTGGTGGTAGTGCTGCGCGGCGATCATCAATACAGGCATCAATCACATCGCTATTGACTAGCGCCGAAAGATTGGAGGCGAATTGTGCTCCATACTCAACCTTAAACTTTTCGGGGTCGCGCTGTCTCTCTGTGTCAAGAAACTCTTGCGAAATATTTGGGTTCATCTCCCACGTTGGGAGATTCACTGCCTGCATGAAAGGAAAACGTCCTGACGATGCTTCTTTGAAATGCTGATAGAAGATACCGTCCGTGAGCCATGGAGAAGACAGTTCGAGGATGCGTCCCTTACCTCCGAACTGAGCGATGGCAGGGGATAGTGCGTCATAAATGCCACGCCCTCCACTATTTGCATCGCCTTCAGTGGCAAATGCAAGTTCGTCAAACACTGCACCAGCGCAAGCGAGGCCACGAGCGGCTCGTCCCGATGTGGGGATGGCCTTAAATACGCAATTGTTACTGAGTTCAATGATGTCAGCGGTTTCGCGAACAATCTCTTGTGCGAAGGGGCTTTCAATGATTAGCTGGCGAATGTTGTTAAGGGCAATGCGAGCCTGGTCTTGGCTGTTTGCCACCGTCACCACATACCATCGCTCCCCTTTTCTAACTTTGCGGCGATATTCTTCTTCCAGGACAAAGCACATATAGAGGCATGCCACGGCAGCCATCAAGGTTTTGCCGCTTCTTCGTCCCAAAGCCCACACTGCATGGGATTTGCCTGGCTGAAAGAATTCATCCAAAATGCGAGCTTGCGCCGGATAAAGCTCTAAACCGAGAGCATGTTTAGCGAATTGACTGCAAGTAAGGTTCACTTGTGCTTCAACAAAGATAGGGAAAGTAGTTCAGTTTTAGGCACAAAGTACGCAGGGCGCCCTCCCGCTGGGTCTTTTTTCCATTGCTCTTTCATCGCATCAGCAGCTTTTATCCAGCCATGGATGAGAGTAATGCGATTTTCAATTGTGACAAGCACCAATATCTTATCTGGGTTTTCATCTAGCTGCACTATTAAATCGTAGTAATGCTTAGAGCGAGTTTTAACGTCAATATTTGGAGGAAGATCTGCGGAGCCGCGTTTTGCTTCTGTCTCTTGGTAGAGCTTGTTTTCCATGCCGAGCATTACGGCTACGGCCATTTCTCCAGCAGCGCCGAGCAAATGATGACGCAGAGCCAACTCGCCATTCTCGGCTCCATTGTTCCTGCCCTTTCTGCCTTGCTTTTCGTTGACAGCTTGACGGCGAAAAGCTTCGTCGCGAGCGCGTTGCCGCTGATCGGGCGTGAAAGCGAAAGTGAGGGGCATTAACCAGTCCATAATGGCCAGCTTCTACGGACAATGTATCCAGGAATTAGACTGAAAGCAATACAACTTAGCCATTAGCATTGGTTATGGAAGGCGAAGCAATTGATTTGGGGCACGCCACGGCAGGTGGCATTCGCACAGACGGCCTTCAAAACGTGCTAATTGGCATGGGCACTGGCCGCGATAAGAGTCAGTACACCAAAACTACTGCCACCGTCTTCCTGCCGCAAGAGGATCTTGAAAATCTCTATGGAGAATGGCTTCCTCGTCGCATTGTCGACATTTACGCAGATCAAGCCACACGAAAGGGCTTTAAAGTGTTGTTCGGTGGTGATGGCGTAAGAGCCGAAGAAGTACAAGGCATTGAACAAACGATTGAAGACCTCTACATTCTTGAACAGCTCAACCTCGCAGCCAAAAACTCCCGTCTTTATGGGGGTGCTTGTCTACTTCTCTTTATTGACGATGGGCGTCCCGCTTACATGCCTGTCGATAAACGTAACATCCGTCGCATTGAAGAAATTGAATGTCTTGATAGATGGCAAATTGCCCCAGTTATCAACGAAGAAAACTTATACGACTATTCAAAAGCCACTTATTATCAGATCATCTCTGGAGATTTAATTAACGAGC